AGTTTATCTGTTTTAATAATATTATTTATTGCTGATTTACTCATTTTGTCTTTAGTTTCTTGACTATGAGTATATCCACTTCTTGTTTCTTTTCTTTGATTTATAACTTCTTGGGTAGGAATATATGGATTTTCTTTTTTAGTATTTTTAATCTTTTCTATAATTTCCTTGGAACGTGGTTTAGATAACTTTTCTTTAAGATGGTCATAATCCCCATTTTCAAATTTTTCTTTTCTAGTTTTTTTAATAGATTCTACTCTATCTTTATTATTCCAATCTCCCCAATGTCCTTCTACTCTACTATTATGTCCAACAATAAATTTATAGAAATCTCCGTGTTCTGGAGCATATTTTGTTTTTCCTTCACAACCACAACCACAAGTAGGGTGTATATTATTATATTTTATACTAATAAGATATTCTGGAAATTTCAATTTATGAGTAAATGAAGTATGTTTAGAAAGTTTTACTTGTTTATCTGTTTCATAGTTACATAATAAACATTTGAAATTATTTGTCATAGAAAGTTCTTTTGGTAATTATTTTATTATAAATATACCAAAAGAACCTTGACATTTTGATTGGATTATTATATTAATAACTCAATAATTTCTTATACAATAATCCATACCTATAGAAACTTGAATATCATTATACCCTTCATAATTGGAATAATCACCTTCACCAAAATCTAATGATTTAATAAAGGCCCCCTTTATAATCCATTCAGATGTTAAATCACCCACAGGACCTAATTGATTTAATCTTAAATCTCTTTTATAAAAGTCACTATAACCATCCCTTCCAGATACACTTTCATGAGACAATCTAAACCATTCCATTGCGGCTTGTCCAGCTGAAGGTGTAATAGCATCATATAAAGAAAAATTCATATCTCCCCATTTAGCTTTTCCTTTAATTTTTCTATATATATTAATATGATCTAATGTTATTTCTCCAACATCTACAGTGGGTAATTTTACTTTATGTATTAAAAAAGAAGGAATACCATCTATATACATTATAAATCTGTTTATAGTGTGTGGCTCAAATTTTGTAAAGAATATCTCATTACCTGAAGTTAGAAAAAAACTTTCTAATTCTAGAAAGGGAGTTACTGTTAATAGATATACAAAATTAAATTTACGCTGGGATAAGATTTTAGAACATTGTAATAATAATAATTTAACTCCACTATTTGATAAAGATTTATTAGAAAATAGTTTAATATCTGATTTAAAAAATGTTCCTTTTAAATGTAATAAATGTAAAGTAATATTAGAAACTCAAATAAGAAATGGATATTTACCTAATTGTAAATACTGTAGTGTTTATAAGGGGTATTCATCAGTGGAAGAAGAGTTAATTAATTTTATTAAAGATAATTATCTAGAAGGTGATATAATATTAAAATCACGAAAGTTACTATTAGGTAATAGAGAAGTTGATATTTATTTACCTAATATAAATTTAGCAATAGAAATGAATGGATTATATTGGCACTCAGAAATTTGGGGAAAATATAAAAATTATCATTTAGATAAAACTAAAGAATTACTTGAACATAATATAAGATTAATACATATATTAGATCATGAATGGGTTACAAAAAATAACATTGTTAAATCAATGTTATTAAATTTAATTAAAAAAACTCCAAATAAAATATATGCAAGAAAATGTATTATTAAGGAAGTAGATTATAATACTAAAAATAATTTTTTTATAAATAACCACATTCAAGGAGATTGTCCTTCAAAAACAAATATAGGTTTATTTTTTAATGATGAGTTAGTTTCATGTATGAGTTTTGGAAAAGAAAGATTTAAAAAACAATCAGAATCACATGAACTTCTTAGATTTTGTAATAAGTTAAATATAAATGTTATTGGGGGTGCATCTAGATTATTTAAACATTTTTTAAAAAATTACTCTCCAAAAAATATTATAACATTTGCAGATAGAAGATTTTCCCAAGGTAATTTATATAATGTATTAGGTTTTAAATTTATTGAATATACTTCTCCTAATTATATATATTGGAAAAATTTTCAAATATTTAATAGAATATATTTTCAAAAACATAAACTTAAAGATAAATTAGAAATATTTGATAAAGATAAATCAGAATATGAAAATATGGTTATAAATGGTTATAATAGAGTATGGGATTGTGGTAATTATAAATTTGAATATAAAAAGGACCTATAATAGGCCCTTTATATTTTTAGCTATTTAATTTTTTTTAATTAAAATCAGTTCCTGTAGGAGTAATATTAAAATTCAATATAATAAACTCAATAGTTCTTGTTGGTTGAATTTGAATAATACCTCTTAATTCATTTCTATCTATAACATCAGAAGTATTTACATCATCTCCCATTTGAATTTTATAAGCATATAACCCTTGTTTTTCAACAACACTATCTAAATATGGTTCAACAATACTTAAAAATTTATTTCTAGTATTGATTGTATTTTGTTCAAATATTAAACTTAAAGACACCTGACTAATAAATCTTTTTAAAGATATTAATAATCTTCTTGTATTAATTCTATCTAAAGCTGATGATTTTTTCTGAAGTGTTTTTTGACCAAAAGCTAATACACCATCTCTTGGAAATGTTGAAATTGGATTAACATTTACATTATATAGTGAATCTCTATCATTTTTTGATAATTTTCTTTCTGCTTTTATAACAGAACTTAAACCTCCTCTTAAAGTACCTGCAGGAGCAAACCATTCTGCAGAAACACTATCATTAAATGCAATAGCACCACCCATTACTACTGATGGTGGAACCCATACATTCTTATTCATATTATCTTTTATCTGAACCCAAGGCCAATATGTTCCTACATAATTACTATTACTAAAAGTTGAATTATTAATTGTAGATTGTTTAGTAGCTCCAAAACCAGAAATATCAGTTATTAAAAAACAATCTTCTCTACTTTCTACCATATTAATAGCAGAATTTAAAGCAGTTGATAAATTACTATTACCTGCAATTAATCCAGGAATTAATAATAAATTATAATCATATTCATCTTTATTAGATATTAAACTAATTGCATCTATATAATCTGAAGATGTTAATCCTTGAGAATTTGAAGATGCATTAGTAATATTTTCATACATATACTGAGGATGTTTTAATCCTGCACCATCTATCCCACCACTAAATGATCCTCCATAACTTCCACTTCCATTTAAAGGTAAACTAGATGATAAATTTGTTTTAAAATTACCATCATTATCAATTGAATTATCTAAAACAGAATCTACAGATTTAATTCTAATATATTGAGAATTATTTCTATAACTTCCTGATTCTTGAATGTACATTTCTCCTGTTGATGGATCTTTATAAAATACTTTTTTAGAATCTCCAATTATATTAGATATATAATTAGGTTGAGATGGGTCTAAAGATAAATTATTCCAACTTTCTAATACATTTTTTTGTCTTTCATTATCATTACCACTTCTAACTAATAAAGTAAAAGTTCCTTTTACTCCATCTGAATTAGATACTTCCCATCTAATATTATCTGAAGAGCCACTATTTAATGAATTAGTTGAACTTAGTGATAAACTATTATTCATTATAGATCCATAAGCTAAAGTTTCTATAGTAAATGAGTTATTTTGATATATAGGTTCTGAACCTCCCTCAAATGAAGAAGATGTACCAGCATTTCCCCCAACCCATTGCAAGCTAGATGTGATATTATATGTATTAGCTGTTGATCCTCCTTTTAGAGAATATAAAGTAAGATCATTACTTGAATAAGAAGCTGAAAATAATTGTGTAAATGGTGCTCCACCTTGGGAATTTTGAATAGCATTTGATAATATTGATGTAACATTATTTAAACCATTTGAACCTGAAATCCCTACATATAAAAAATTAAATTCAGAATCATAAAAACTATGACCCCCAAACCAGTTAGCTAATTGAATATAAAACCTAGTATTAGGTCCTGTTTGTATTTTGAAAAATGGGTTTGAAGCAGTCATAGCATTAGTTATACTAATACTAGCACTTGCATAACTTCCTGATGATGTAGGAGTTCCATTAGATATAGAAGCAGATGAATATGTACTAAACTGTGAATATGATCCACTTTTTACTCCAACAACCCAACAACTTTTACCACCATTATCAAAATATGTTTTAGCAGTATGAGAAGTTAAATATTCATAATATTGACTTCCACTTTTAAAATTTGTTCCAAATATAGAATTATATTCTGAATAATTGGTAATTTTTGTTGGAACCATTATAGGTCCTTTTACAGTAGGACCAATGATTGCTGCTCCTACATCTTCAACTCCTCTTTGAATAAAAGATTGATCATTTTCCTGAGTAAATATCCCAGGTGATATAATTTTTTCTGACATTTTATTGATTTATATTTTTTTATTATAAATATTGTTATAAACTATTAAAATTTATTAATTATTATAGTTTTTTGTGTAGTATATCCGCTACCAACGTAAGCTCTTAATTTTAAATATATTGGAATTAAATCTGTAGATTCTGTTTTAGATAATTCAATTGATAATGATGGTAATTTTAAAACAAATTTATCATCTAGTTTACCTTTAAATGGAA